CCAATCGTACCTGTACGATGTAATGTTTACGCTGCAAAGCATCATGATACAGGACCGTAAGATGAAAGAAAAAATTAACAAGAAAAAATAATGACAAAGTTTAACTATGTAGACTATATGCAAATGCTGGCCACTGCCAACAAATTGCTGAAACACGATCCGGAAGGCGAAAAACATTTTTTTAAAGTTTCGAGCCTTATCAACCTGGATGAGTTACTGCAGAATTTAAACCAGGCTGAATTCCCTGCCCTTTGTGTAGTCGATGAGCCAGAGGGTAAGCTAGTGGATAAGGACATATCCAACCTGCTGGATCTGCAGTACTATTATTTTTTCGTGATTGATAAAGCTGAAATAGATGATGCTGCCAGCCGTAAACGAGCTATTGACGGAAGCCGCATAATTATGAAACAGTTGTTTAGCCGCATGTTTCGCGATAAGCTTAAAGAACAGCAAAACGCATTGCTAGTTCCATCCTACGGTATCCGCAACCTGAACCGCGACAGCATCAGTTATAAAGCTGTCGGCCCTATTGCCGACAATTGTTTTGGGTTATGGGCATCCTTTACTCTGCTCGAAAGCTCCGATATTAAGTATAATGCTGATGACTGGGAAACAATAAGCTAATGGCCGAAAATATTAACATACTCGAAACCGTAAGCGCTTGGGCTAATATAGTTGAGCAAATATGGATGGATAAAATGCAAAAGCTCAATGTGCACGATACTTACACCCTGGGCGATAGCCTTATGCATAAAGTAAGCGATAACAGTGGTATGCCTACATCCATTGAATTTTCATTCAACTATTACGGAAAGTTTGTAGATATGGGAGTAGGTAAAGGCACCAAGATAGGCGATGTGGCCGAAAACAAAACCAGCCGCCGCCTCGAAGGAAAGCAATCCGGAAACCGCCGTCGCGCAAAGCCCTGGTATGCATCAACCATGTATGCAGAGCGCATGAAACTCATTGAAATATTGGCCGAAAAATATGCTCACCGCGCTGCCATCACCATTTGCGAAAATGTGGATGATAATGCCGAAAGATGGATCAGTAAAACTATTT